CCTATTGGCTTGTAGGATTGATTTTGGTATAATTATTCTTAGGGCGAAGTTGTGAAGCCAATCGCTTAAAACTAAATCTGTTGGTTCAGATAAGATTATCTTACCATCTACCCATATTTTTACTTTATTCTCCATATATGTATATTTTTGAACCTATCGGGATATTTCCTGCTACTGTACGAGTAATCTCTATTGAAGTGATTGGGGTAAAATTAAATGATGACGAGTGTCCGTATGCTTGTACATTAAATATACTTTTACCTGTATATCCATTTACTCCCTTTAAGTTAAGTTCTATTTCTCCTCTCTGAACCAAAACATTAGCACCTAACAGCACAACTACACCTGTTGTTACAGTTGAATAGTTGTAGACGGAATCAGTTACGCCATTTAGTCTAAGATAAACTCTGTTATTTTGCTCGAAGAATATATCGGTTGACAAGTGTAAATATTTTGTAAGGTTTAACGAATTACCATTTTTATCTTCTGTAACGATAATTGAATCAACAGCTTCATCGACTACAATAGTTAATAAATGTTTAGGAAGTATTGAGAACTCATCCACCGCCTCAGCAAGTTTCTGAACCGTATTAACAGATGCGTCCAACGTAGTAAATCCCGAACTGTCAATTGATACTGCGTCTCCATTGTGTGCACCAATCACATTTCGATTTATCAATTCATTGTGGTCGGTTGGAATGTCAACATTTATTCCTAATGGTGATTCTTCTGTACCTTCACCCTTTAGTGTTTCATCTGTAACAATTATTCCACCTGGACTCAAATTATTTAGGTATTCTTCCAATGTTCCATCACCATATTGTACATATAATGCTGGAAGTAAACCAGGTTTTGGTATTACAAATTCTGGTGTTCCACCCTCTAAAACACATTGTTCAACTTCAATATCAACAAATCCTCCTGCACACATATCAGAAAATCTCTGTTTAAATGTTGTAATCATTGAAGATTCATTGAGTACTCTTATATTATCACCAAGTGCACTGATTATACTATTTAAAACATAACCAGAGTCCATTTGGATTTCTTGTGCGTTATCTTTATCTGATTGTATTCTGTCAACATAATACATTTTAAAAGTTGGACGTATATCTTCAACTCTTGCTAGTATAGTTTCAAGATCTAAAACTATAAGGGGGTACTGAACATCTGCTTTATTATTAACTTCAAACACATCGCCAATTTGGACTTGATTAACAATCCCAAGTTGTTCGATATATTCTTTTATGAGTACGATTATATTCATATTATAATGTTATAGGATTTTGAAAAGTTGTATCGCTTGCACAAGATTTGTAAAGCGGGAACTTTATTCTGTTTTCATCTAAAAATTTAATTAAAAACCTTTCATACTGTGCGCATATTTTTTCATAGTATGCCTTTGTATATTTTATATCTTCAAGATCAACATTGGAGCCATCTGCGTTTTGCGTATTAACATAACCCTGATTTCTAAATTTATAATTTAATGGTATCTGTATCTCAGATTGTATGCCCCATAATAAAACAAACTTTATATGATATAATAAGTTTTTATAATCATCTGACACATTACCGGCCTCAACTTTATTTTTAACGTCTTGATATAGATCACTTCCTAAAATATTCTCCATTTTCCAGTCTTGTACAAATTGTAAAACTGGCGTTATATATTCCATTGTTAAATTATCATCTAATAATGAAAACTCTTTTAAAGTTTTTTCTGAAATTAAATGTACTGTTTTCATATTATTCGTTTATATTATTTACATTAATAGTAAAAGGCTCAAACATTATATCGCTCTTCTCCATTGTGAAATATAGGCTAAGCACTTTATACAATTCGTCAATAAAGGCTAATTGTATAGATGATATAACTGTTTCATTAAAAATCTCAAAGGCTTCAGCAAATTCGGTTTTGGAAAATCCTGTACCTTCCATTTTTATACCAAATAAGGCAGGACTTGTAACTCTATGCGCTGTGAATATTGTGTTTTGAGTATTTTTATGTAAAGATTGGAACTGTTCACCAAAATTATCCGCATTAAGCTTTTGCACTTCAGCACTCTTTTCTTTACTTTCATTAAAAGTTGTCATAATCTTTGCACCAGAAGTACCAGAAAACTTTTCTTTAATCTTTTGCTCTATTGCCTCTTTTTCTTCTTTTAACGGTATACCATTGTTAAAATTTATGATAGTGTTAACCTGAAATCCGTTTGAAATGTTATTTAAGTGAAAGTTACCAATTTCTATTGCGGTTTGAATAGCTTTAATAGCTCCGTTATATAGCGGTATAGGATAAACTCCTCTTGTTTTATTGCCTTTAAAATAAAATATTTGTTCGCTATTTATATTCTTTTTTGTAAAATTTTTATATGGCTTAAGTATAACACTCCATTTACCCCAATCTTTTGATATATAAACAGTGTTTTCGTCTTCACTAACTCTAGCACTCATAAAATCTACCCATTTTAAGTACTTAAGCGATTGCGTTCTATCTGGAACTACATCCATAACAAAGCCACCAAATATTAAATAATCTAAAACTAATTTCTTTAACAGATCGTTAATATTTTCATCTTCGTTAACATTTTTAAAAAAATTGTTAAGGCTCTCGTTGGTTGTTTTAAGCCCATTGCCTATAACATACTGTGCTATACCGTCTATGATAGATTGGTGCTCTGAGCATTCATTATAAAGTTTCCACAAAAACACAGGGTATGCGTTATCAGCACCATACATAACATACTCTTTTCTGGTTGATACAACTTCTTTAAGTTCGGGTGTTTCTATTGCTTCAAGCTTAAACACCATTATTTCATCATTATTCTCCATATACAATTATATTTTCATTTGAGTCATATGCACTAGGTCCTGTTGGTATGTATTTATAAAACGCATTTCCTTCTCTAACTATATCAAGATTTTGATTTAAAACTTCATATTTATATTCGCTTCCTTCGATTGGCTCAAATATAAAAGATAAAGTCATAAAGTTGTAAAGAGGAGTTAAATCAGCTACACCGGTTATAAGTTCAGTCTCCTTTGTGTGCTTGTTTGTAAACTGTATAAAATACAAAGAATTAGGATCCTTCTTTGATGGGATTATCCTAACATTTTGTTCACTTTGATTAAGTTTTATCGTCATTTTTATAAGTTTGATTTATTATATATATACAACTTTAAAAAACTGTAATAAAAAAGAGGTAACTATTAAGCCACCTCTTTCTTTTAAAAAACAAAACTATTATTGTATGATCGCAGAAACTATCAATGGATCAACTTCATAAGGTAGAGAGCTACCCATATCTGTTAATGTCATTGCATATTGATTTGCATCACCATAAGCCGTACCTGTTGAGCCAGTACCAGCTGTGAGAGTAACTGGATTTTCATATCCTAAATACCAGTATTTGTTATTTCCATCTTTAACTATAACCGCAACACTTCCAAGAGATAATGCCTGAAGTTCTAATCTTTTTGCAGCATTCATTTTCTGAAATGATGCATTTAAATCAGTTTGAACCCAAACAGTACCAGCTTGATCGTCCGCGTTAATAGTAGACTCCATATTAGCAATTTGCTTACGGAGTTGGTATGTGTAAAACTTCTTACCAGACACAGGCGTAATACCAGTTATAACTGAAGTAGAAGGGTCTACTACTAGAGTAGACACATCTATTCTGTCAATTATATAAATCTCTTTTACTCCACCAGTTCCAGCACAGTCAGTCTGTATACCTTTTAACGTTATTGGACAATTCATAATATAACTTTATATTTTAATTAAGCTTTCTTAAAAGAAACTATTTGGTTAGGGAACGCTACCTGAACACCAGCTGCAAATTCAATAGCTAACATAAACACTCTCTTATCTTGTGAATACCAGAATTCGAATTTTTCATTATCACCTTCAAGGTCAGTTCCGAAAAATACGTTATCTTTATGGAATGCAAACAATCTGTCGGTTCCGTTAAGTCCATTTACAGCCATAAGCTTTATCATAGTACCAGGAATCGTAAGTTCCATACCAGCATTCATATCATAAGAATAATGGAATAAATTAGCCGAACGAAGAGCAACTACATACTTTCTAAAAGTATCAGCACCTGCTACAATAACAACACCTTCTTTGTCAAGTAATTCAGCAGGAATAGCTTTAAATACGTTATCAACAACTGTAATAACATTGGATGCAGTTATGCCAGTGCTGTTATCAATACCTGTGTTAACCGCCTGAATTGCACCTAGGCTAGTACTTGGGTCGATAGTTGCATCGATTATCTTAATAAGTCCATCGAACTTGTTAAGGTTTTCGTTTAAAGAATCTTTATCACCAGTCCAGATTGCTTTTTCTAGAGTTTCTGAAACTCTATCAATAACATCACCAACGAAATCTTCTTCAAAAGGCAAAGTCTTTTGGCCAGCTGCAACTTTAACGTCGTAACCCATCCAATACTTTAACATATCTTTATCACAAAATTCTTTGTTGATTTTGATTTGTCCAACCTCAAGTTTTCTTTGAGATAGTTTTGATACACCTGCCTCATCCCATCCGCAAGTAGTTCCATCACCAAAAACTACAGTAGTTTCTAGTAAGTTCAAAGCCGAAGTACCCTTTACTCCAGTTTGTAAGTTAAGCATCTTAGCAGTTTTTGCTGTAAGAACAGATCTTTTAATAAGAGGGAGCCTCTGTTCGTCTACGAATGCCGTTAATGATTGTAAATTAAGTGCCATAATTGATTGATTTAATTTTATTAGTTAAAAAATTTTGTTGCTTTATTTTTTGGATTTGTTTGTATACCTTTAACCTCGATATCAGAGGCCTTTTCTGTTACAGGCTCTTTTGCGAACTTAGTAACAACATTCATAACTTTATCAAGTATGCCAGTTAATTCAGCAACTCTTGATTCTAACGCTTCAACTCTAGAGAAATCTAGTTTTTGTTCAACCTCTTCAACAGGTTCTTCAACAGTTTCTTCAGGTTTTTCGATTTTTGTGATCTTACCATCTGTTATCGTTATGGTAATTCCTTCCATCTTGTAGTCTCCATTAGGCGCAGGCATCTTTTCACCTTCTTCGTTGTATACAAAAATCTCAAGTCCTTCAGCAAGTTCACCATCGTAAACAAGCACAAGTCCTTCATCAGTCGTAACCTCAGCAAAGTTAAAAAGTAACTTACCTAATCTTTTTCTAATCTCGATTAGTTCATTTTTCATAGTAAAAGTTAATTTAAATTTAATGTGTATAAGTATTTATATAAATCTTTATAAAACTGTAAACTATTATCTATTTCTACAGTCTCGTTTGTATCATATTTGAATTCTCCTTCAATGGAAAACCCTTTAAATGTACCATCTTTTATTGATTGCCATACATCTTCATTCTCTATAGAAAATTTGCCAACCCAAGATCCATCTGGTATATCTTTAAATTCATTAGGCGGTGTTATGCCATTTTCTCTATCAACAAGATAAGACTCAAACATATAAACACCGCTAGTTGGTGATAAGTGCTGAAGTGTTATAGCATCAGTTGTTTTGTTTTTGAAGAATTTCTTTGTTATAGACTTTATAACATCTTTAGTGAATACAACATAGTGTTCACCAAACACATCGTTATTTCGATATATAGGAGTGTCCGCTAACATTATTACACCAAAGGCAATGTGTTCTTCTTCAGACTCTATGGAAAAAGATAGCCTTTTGTTATCTTTACTAAAATATAGAAAGTCATATTCCACTGCTGGATTTTCTACTAATGATATTGCGAATACACCTAACGTTTCGTCGTCTAGTACTAGTTTATAAGTTTTCATTATAAGTTGTTTTATTTTATATATCTATTAAAATGATGATTCATATTCAACACCTCTCATTTTCTTTTGTGTGTTTGTTATTTCAGATTCTACTACATAAGCTTTAATAGGTGCTCCTTGTAATTGTACTTCTGAGTCTGTATTTACGTTTTTAACAGATTCAATCTTAGGCAAAAATGAAGGTGGCTTAGGTGCTTGAACTGAATTACCTCTTATACTTGAAGTTCCTGTAGAGCCTTTTCTCGGTATTTTAACAGATAGAATACTTTTCACATTAGCGATACCCGCTGCTATAGCAGCACCAGCAGCCAATCCACCTAAAACTGGAGAGGCAGCAGTTGGTACCGGTAAGAACGCAGATTGATATGCCAACTGTGCAGAATTGTATGTAGATATAGTAGTTGAGGCTACAGCCATAGCTTTTCCAAGTTCTGAATCTCTTCCAACTATATCGGCAAGTGACATCATAATACCAGCAGCAGCATCAGCAGCTTGTTGTCTTCTTTGTAAATCCAAAACTCTAAGCTTTTGTTGATTATCAAATGCTTCTTTTTGTTGTTCAAAGAATATTTTATTTTCAGCATCTGCCTGTGATATAAATAAATCTAATTCAGTTTCTTGTTTATCAAACATTTCTTCAGCAAATTTATCATCGTCAGATCTCCATTTGTCTAAAAGTGCTTTTCTAGATTCT